CTCCTCCCATCCCCTTTCTTCCCAAGGGGTTTCCTACCATGTTCAACCTTCGTGCCTTTTTCAGGCCGTAACTCTTCACCGTTCACCACTATGGGAACTTTCACCTGGGGCTTGGGCACCTCAGCGAAACCGGGACACTTTAACAGGTCTTCGGGGGTCTTGACGTCATAAAGCCAGTTATCAAATCCCTCATGATCGAAACCAAAGGTAGATGAATTGCAATAATCGCTCATCCAAGGTTCATAATGATTGGGGTACTGGACATTGGCCTCTAGATTAGCATTCCAAATCCTGAGCTTGTTCTCGAACACATATTTCTCAGGTTTGAATGCCATCACTTTAGAGACGAAATCACCAATTATCGGTGTTTCTCTGTCAGTCAAGATGAAGGCGCTCGCTTTTTCAAGGAGCTTTTCAAAAGGTGTCATGCCAACGGGCATGTTGACCGTTGCATGTATCTTAACCAGTTGTCGTGGGAGGTCACAACACGAGGTGCAATCTCCACTCCACACATCGGGGCCATAAACACGTGCTAGAAAATCCACACCAAATTCACCTCTGCTCACCTTACCAATCTCCAGAACTTGCCCGACAGCTTTCGCGGCCTGGTGGTATTTCTGTGGTTCGATGTCAGCAGAGAGCCCATCATCTCCCCCATATATACCGGGGGCTGACCAAGCTTCTTCTTTGGTGTAGTACGTTCCGTTGTCCTTCTTAGTCATTCTCTTCGCGAGGAAAGCAACAAACTTGCTTGCTAGCGTATTGAAGACAGCCGTTTCAGGTGAGCCAGATAATCTGGCATCTCCGGTCTCATAGAACGTTCCAAATGTCCCAACGCCTTTCAAATTGCGTTGTGATCTCATCAACTCTAGCAGATGTTGGTGATTGTGCACAGAGAAAGCCCGTAACATAATTACTTGCTCCATCTCTCTCAGGGGTTGTTTCACCCTGCCATCCATACGGTTGAAATCAGTCTTATCGACATAATACTCTGCTGCTTGGCAGACGTCTGCCACAATGACGGCTATTTCCAGGGGCTTCTTCCCAAATGCATACCAAGATTGTGTCTCGGATATGTAATTTGAGATAGCATAAATATACTCTGAATAAGCAGCCTTATCAGCACCGTTTATGGTTGAGATTGGGCGTGGGTCCTTCGGACCAGAATACGCCTCTCGTTTCATGAACATTTTCACCATCCTGTGTGGG